GACCATCCTTCTGCCAGAGTAGGAGACTGTTCGTATGTCATAACGTCCATAGAGGACAGTTTACCGCTTTCGTGCTTAATCCAGTACTTATCATAGACCCCAGCGTTGTTCTTTTCCCTATCTTTGATACAACCTTCAGGAAACCACTCGGCTATCTTCGGTTCAACGACCTCGCCAACGCCCTTCTTGAAGTCTGTAGTAAAGAAACGCGCCCTTATGGCTGTCGGCCACCGCTTTGTCTTCGGCCACCAGTCAGGATACTGCCCTGTAAGGTGAATAGCGACCTCTACGACCGCGGGAGTGGTCTTACCTGAACGGTTCCCACCAAAAAGACCCCTTGTCGTAGCTAAACTGGTATGAAAGGCGAACTGGGGACAGCCCTCTATGGTATATTCCGTGCCATAGTAGTCTTTATAAGTGTGCTTTACCTTCCCGCATGAGTGACCGTCACACCCTAAAGCGTGCGGCCAGTAATACTCAAGAGGGTTTTTCTTCTGTCGAGCCTTTAGTTCCCTGTCTATCTGTACCTTTTTCTGTAGAAGGGTTCTCTCCTCGCCTAACAATAAGGAGTTTGGACTCGACAATACCGCGTTCCCTAAGGAGTTCGGCATCCGACACCTCTGAATAGGGTCCTATTCTCTGAAACAAGGCAATAAGGTCTGGTCGACGCTCTACTTCCTCACGACCAGCTATTTCTATATCAATCAGCCTCTTACTGAGGTTGAGGTATTTGTTTATCCTCTTGTCGGGGATGCCTTCTTTACCGCATATACGGTTTATAGTGGCTATAATACGGATTCTTTCCCTATTGAGGTCTTCAAGGCGGACTGTCTTATGGAATATCCCTATGGCTTCAGGGTCGGAGAGGTACTTCTGTCTCCACTTTAATACGAGATGATGGGTAGTTTCACTATGCAGGAAGTTCCATACTGTTTGGTGGGTAACGGGAATACCGGCATCCGTGACTTTCTGGGCTATCTGGTAGGTATTATAACCTTGGGTATCAAGTTTACAGACTAACTCCTGAGCAAACTCGTTCCCTGTAATCTTGCCAGTTGTAGGTTTTGGGGCGCCCTTGGTATATGCCATCTTACCATAGAGTTTACACTATCTATATATTCTGTCTATATATAGTAGATAGGTCTTATGGAGTGTATGTAATGGCGGGTCTTGCTTTAGGACTACCCAGACATAACGTAACAAATTGAGTAACGGAGTGAAGGAATCCATATCTTTACAGAGACAGTTCTTGCGGTAATGTGATTTACATGCCTTACACCAATGAGTCTTCAAACCAATAATCCTATAGTAACCCCTATTAAAATATATATCCCTATCGCCGTCCACATAATCTTATCGTTGTTATTTATGTCGGCTTGGTAGGTATCCCATATACACCATAACGTCCAAAGTCTACTCTTTAACGTTTCTTTACTCATGCCATCATCCCCCTTTCAAGTTCCGCTAACATCCGCTCCGCGTGCTTAAACTTTATCCAGGCTTGAGCCGACCGCCAGCAGAACAGGTCTGAGGCGTCAGGCATTATGCTTTTGACATGCTCGGCCTCCGGACGTGTGCAGTCGTCGCATACCTCGTACTCGCATGGCTTACCGCAGATGATACAGTTCACTTCTCCTCCTTTAGTTTCTCTATTTCGTTTACAATACAGCCAAGATGAAATGGAGCAAACCTCCAATCGGCCCCATACTTCTCGATATTTTCCTTTGGTATCTCTACTTGATGGCAGATAGGACAAACCTCTTTTTCCGAGACTTTCATTTCTCCTCCTTATTCATGTTCGGACGACCTTCTTTCCATGCCGGTATGAAATAGCCCTGGTCTTTGAGTTCTTCTACCGACTTCTCTTTGAGCCTTTTCATTAGTTCGGCATACTCAGGACTTGTCTTCCACGTTACGCCAGGATAGAGGTTAATCCTTATGTAGAGTTCCTGAGGCCCCAACGTCGTTACGTCCTCACCCCAACGATTTAATGTAGTTGAAACTACTGTCGTAGACGGTATATTCTCCCCTATTCTATCTTTGTCACCACGTCGACTATGCGACTGCCGACACTTCATCGAACATAGTTTAGCGTCTATTCTCCTAGCTTCGAAATCATTACCACACTCAATACATTTAGCTATCTGTGACATAAACCCTCCTTCTATCTGTGACAAGTATACCATAAATTGTCACACTTGTCAAGCTATCTGTGACAGAATTATCAAAATACTTTAGTCGGGGGGTATTCCAGGGAGGTATAAGTCTTTTTCCTGTATATAGTTGGGGTATCTCTCTATATATGTAGATGTGCGACGGTATATATATAATCCTCCTACTCCCTCAGGGGGGTATCGCATTCCTGCCCTTAAGGCCTATGTCCTCAAGTATTGTAGCCTTACGACCTGCATATCAAAGTATATTGTTACGCTATATGTACCCGTAGTATCAAGGACTTGACCATTATACCCTTGTTTAGAGACTTCGGCCTTACGGCCTGCGGAAGTGAGGCTTGGGCCTTACGCACTGCGGACCATGCACCCGGCCGGATCCGCCAGTCAGGGCTTAGGCTTGCTATATGGGTTTATAAGATGAGGACTGCGGGCTTCTACTATACGGAGATATACGGCAAGAAGCCGCCGGCGTGGGTACCTGCTAACACCCTTACAACCGACGGCTTGAAGGTAGGACAACAACGCGGGCTTAGTGTGGCCCTTGTAGACATTAACCTTGCATGACATCCGCAAGTGTACCCTTAAAGTGCCTATCCCGTTCAATAGGCAAGACCGCCATGCCAGAGGCCCCGACTTTAGCCGTTGAAAGCTCGCCGAGTGTGAAGTATCCCAGCTCACCCTCAAAGCCTTTAACATAGCCGAAGAATCTATAATCATCCTCACCGGCAAAGGCCCCGGATGTGATAGTGCCTATCTTCTCCCCTTCCGTGGCAAACCATGACCACGACCCCGTAGGATCGAAGAACTTGACCGCGATGGGTACATCCTCCGGCTTTTTATCTTCCATGCTACCAATAGCCGGAAGTGTGGCCTTGATCTCAGCCGTTAATATCATCATATTACTTTTAAGAGTAACGGGCTTTGCTACGGCCGGAGCTATTGCCTCCGTCTTACCGACACGACACGCGGCAATCATGACCGACTTGTCGCCTGCCTCATATACCTTTATCAACTCCGGAACCTTCGCGTCTATCAGCTCGGCAAGCTGTAGCAATCGCTTGCTATTGTAACGATCTGCGGCCTCAATGGTAACATATCCGCCGTCAACCTTCGAATCGCCTGACATCATGGTATATTCAACCGTGCCGCTATCGTCACAGTTACACGGCTTAAAGCCTACCTTATAACCGCGCGGATTCGTCGTGCCGCTAAAGTAGTTAATACCGCCTAACGAGTAATAGACTTCGATTTCGATATCCTTGTATCGGTCTATCTTCTCATTAAGCGGAAAATATCCCTTGTAACGCCTATTCCTAAATATTCTCAAGTTAATCATGGTATACCCTCCTATTTACCGCACAATGCCCAAAGGCACATAATCCACACATACGCACCCGCCGCGATAATGACCATCATCACCGCGTCAATAAATAATCGTCTCATAGTTTCATCCCTCCAATCGTATACAACCGTTGACCTCATACATACTGCCCACGTGCGCAATTCCGCCGGCTTCCGTCTCTATATCGACAAGAGTATATTCTTGCATGTGTAAAGCCTTGCGCCTGAGTCGATCCTCCCATACTTCACGCCAGGCCGGATGCTTTAATCCTTCCGCATATCCATGCGCACAACCGCGCAATTCATGCCATATGCGGCACTTCTCAGCGCGCGCCTCATCCGGCACAATATAGACCGGGCCGCTATCGTATACGCTCTTTGCACCCTCTTTAATCTTCATAGTCCGCACCACCTTTTCATAAATAATAAATACCTATATGAGCATACGCCAGACAATATCCGCATCCTTGCCCACAAAGACAACCTATGGCAACCGCCAAGTAGGTATTCAAGACTTCGCTTTGTCATGATATATCACCTCCCTTCCTTTTGATATAAGTATACCATGCCTTCTTGATTTAGGCAAAAAAGAGCCGGAAGTAGTAAGGGGCTACTTCCGGCACGAGCGACCTTCGCCATTTCTCGCTCTCTCTCTTTACGCCTCGTACGCCTGGACGAGCGCGTCCTCGATATCTTGCTTAATCTCGTCCGTCAACGGCATGAAGATATCAAACCACTTGCCGTTCTTGCCTACCTCTGACGGCATACCGACAAACAGGCCGTCCTTGCCCTCTACGACCTTGAACCCTTTGACGACAAAGGCATCGTCGAACTGTAAATCAGCGAACGCCTTAAGCGAACCGCCATTATCTAAACGGTGCATACAGATAACCTCTATCTTCATTGTGGTTTCCTTTCTTATCAAAACCATGTTAGACCTCCTTTGCATTCTTATCTTGGAAGTATGTCTCTATCAAATGACAGAGCTTTAACGCGTGTATCTCCGCAAGGGTCAAGGTTACATGATGCTTGTCGGAGACTTCATCCGACCCCTTACCTGCCGCAATAGTCAAGCGGATCTCCAACTTGCCTATATCCTCGACCTCAATATTGAAGTCATCCTCGCTATCTACAAGGATATGCGTACTCGTAAAAAACATCGGCCCCATAACAATCACCCCCTTCATCCTAAAGTATACACTACTTGCCGACTTATGCCAACTTTGTCCTTACGCCGCCAAGTTCCTTTTCGGCTTCTTGCCTTGCCGTTCCTCGCTCTCTCTCTCGTTCAGGTGCTTCTTGATTAGTTCCCCGACATCAAACGCGTCTCCGGCTATATACCTTTTCGTCGTACACCCATCGCCTGACGTAAAGATATTGACTACGAATCCATTTTCCACCTTCTCAATATTTGCTTGCTTCACCTTTCACCTCCTTTTTATACATCTGTGTATCTTTACCCCAACGAGGGTAAGACCTTAATTCCTGCTGTGAAGGTAAAGGTATATAGATAAACCAGCACCCTTGGCAACACAACATTCCTGCTAACAGTAATACACCTATCACTATCCGCATACTATCATCCCCTTTCAGAACGTTTCTTGATACGAACAGAAGTCGCACCCCCGGCCTATGTCATACGCTTCGTCATGCTCGTCATCGTAGACACGCGCCATTACCAATGCCCGATTACCGCACGCGGGACAGACACTACATATACCGCTTTGATAATGGTGCGCCCACCCGTCGGGATAGGCAGCCATCGGCAGTAAGTCCTTGATTGCCTCTATATCTGTATTGTATCTCGGCATTTAATTCTCCCTTGTCTTGGTTTCGCAACCGGTGCAGATCCAAACTCTTATGCCCCCGGCCTCGTAGTCCTTCGGGCTTTCGGCTATACGAGTGCTATGCTCACGCTTGATTTCCTTACTACAAAAGTAACACTTCGCGGGCTTGACCTCTTTCGTATTACCTTCGACTATCTTGTCGCACAAAGGGCAGTAGTCTAACGATTCGTCCTCACCCGACTTCTTCTGTGTTATATCTCCCTCGCAATACCCGCACACCTTTATACTCATTTTTGAGCCTCCTCATATGCCTTTGAGTGCTTACAGGTTTTTCTGATTTCGTTCCCGATACAGGTACACCTGACCTTACCACCCTTGTGGTACAGTAAGTAGGTCTGGTCGGGGTCTGATTCCGACCGCACTTCCTTGATTGGGTTCTTAATACCGAAGTTCTTTAACCGTAAAGTTCTACCCATACGACCTCACCCCCTTTCTACCTTAAAGTTTACACTATAACCTCTATAAAGTCAAGTTTCATCTCAACAACAGTTGTGGGGATGAGATAAGACGAGAGAGTTACTCCGAGACCGCTCGTTTCACTCCCTCGCTTCTCTGCTCAGGGATGAGGCCGACTGTGGTGGTCGGTGGTAGGATTACTACCGCAGAGAATTTCCCGCTTGGTTCGTCTATACTGTTCTATTGTCACAACCTTATAATTAGGGTATTGCTTCTGAAAGGCCGTCAAACCTATATCATGCCGTAGTCTATGATGCCGCGGACACATATCCTTGTGGTAGAGAGGATTATCCCAATCCGCCTTATCCAGTAGACTACGCGGCGGATCGTGGTGTGGACTACCGGCATATTCCCGACAGTCCCCTATTTTGCATATCTTCAGCCCGTTCACGTTTCTCTACCTCCAACTTCTCGAAAGCCATCTGCACGTTTCCGCTATCAATCCCACGATGTAGCTTGCTCATAGAGCGTTGCCCTCGGCTATTAAACTTTCCAGAATACCTATGAGCGCCCCTTTGACGTTGTCTCATATTCTACCTCAATTGCTAATCTGTCTAATAATACTTCCCAACTTATTACTCGTCTATAACTTACCTTCTGCTTTTCCATACACCGCCTCAAAATTACAGATAGAGGAAGAGATGTATAAAAAGGATTATTTACTATCTCCCTATAAGGTATAGTTACAAACCTACTCATAATAGCCCTCTACAGCCCCGTAGCGAGGCTTTTATGGTATATCTAGCACTTCTGGCTTCCGAACATAATCTCGGTAGATAACGACCTGTTTCCGCACGTCTGGAGGCACTCTAAAGGCCTCTATCTGAGCCTTTACAGCAGGAGGGCAGTAGGCCGTCTTTACCTGCACAAATAAGAGTTCTGGACAACCCTCTGGATGCAGAAACTCTATTCCTGGCCGGATACCCATTTCTGTCCCTGTCCATGGGCGTACCCTATACGCAAGAATATCAAAAAGCCCCCAAAAGTCGATAGGCCCATACCCCTTATACGGTCGCCGGGCCGTCTCCACTCTGTATCCCTGACCCTCCAGTAGTCGTCGATATTTTCTCTGCTGAACATTTCCCTTCCGAACTGTATTTATCCGCTTCTTGGGGTTCTCCTGGCTTAATATCTGCTTTTGTTTCACTGGGCGGTAGTCCTTTCAGTTCAAACGTTACCTTAAACTGCTTCTCTATCTTGCCGAGATACTCGTCTATGTCGGCCAGATACTTTATCTCCTTCTTCTTAAGGGCTTCCAGATACCCTATCCTTTCCAGGATATTCTCCTTTAACCGCTTATAGATGGTCGACTTACCCCTTTCCTTTGTAGGAAAGGTCTTCTTGTCCGCAAGGACTAATTGCTTCATCTCTTCGCATTGGGATAGTTTCATCTTACTTTTTCCTCCAATCGTCTCCACCGTTGTCCTCAAGGGTTGCATTTATATCCCTCAAGGAAAGTAATACTCCTCGCTTCATATCAGCAATCTCTTCCATCAGAGCCAATAAGGCATATGTCGACCCTGACGTAGACTTCGCCTCCGCTATCGCCTTCTGTATATACTCTTCCTTAGTCATTTCCATAATCCTTTCTGCAAGTTCTCCCTTGCAATCTTTAAGTTCTCTCGCAATCGCCGAGCCATAGCCATCGCTTGGGCTTTCAAGCCCCTATCTTCCTCTTCAAGACCATACTCTACCCCCGGCTCGCCATCAGTCATGTGCCGTAACGCTAAAAGAACAGTGGTCTCTTCGGTCGACAGACCCTCATTAATCGCCGCTGCCACGATTATAGGATACTCTTCCTTAACGTCTACTGGCCATATCCTCATTTCAAATCCCCCTTATCCAAGACCATAAAAATGTCCCGTTCCTTCAAAATGTAATGTGTTCCAGACTTTAGTTCTACCTTGTATGCCCTATCCTTAGAAAAATAGATTCGATCGCCCGGCTTTACCGTAGTCGGCACCATAGCGGGATAGGCATAGTAGTCCCCAGATCCGACAGCAATAACCTCTCCCGTCTCAGGATACTTTCTTGCCTTGTCCGCTACGAGGACTACACTTTTTGACTCTATTTCTCGAACCAAGACGTTGTCGTATAGCATTCTTGACATAACTTTCCATCTCCTTTCTGATTATACTAACCAATGCGTTCGCCATCTGCGTACGATCTAACTGGTCGTACGCTTCCCTTAACATCTTCTTTGCGTCAGCCATAAGGTTGACGTTGCAGGTATCTATATTCACCCTGCCCGTTACGGTATTCGTCGTTACGACAAGAGCCTGAACCTTACCAGCATAATAATCCTTACCTAACTCATGTCGCATCCAATCCTTAATAATTTCGGTAAAATCGCACTGCATTTCGTCAAAGGTTTTACTCATACGCTTCCGGGTCCTTTCGGGTACTCGTCTTCACAACTCATAAGGGTAAAAAACTGCTTCATAAAGGCTTTGGCGGCCACCCGTGGTAAGAGGATAGTCGCTACAGGAAAGACTTGCACCTTATCCATACCTTTCTCGTCTTTATATCCTTCCTGATACAGAAACCTCAATACCACCAAAGCCGCGGGCTTCTTATCGTGAGTAAGGGTCTTAATTTCTACTCCTGTAGAAAATATGGGAACTATAATGGGAACACCTGCACTTTCTCCGGCCAGTTAAGATTGTTCTTTACAAAAACAGGAATACCCTCAAAGTTTGCTTGCCAAAAAATACGCTCAACCCATTTGGTATCTAACGGTATCCTCTTACTTCCGGTAAGTTTACCTATAATTATCCAATCTACCGCAAACCCCTCTGGCATAAGACCAATATCACCCAAGAGGGGTTCAAAGGAAAAAAAACGAACACCACACTTGACACGTCGGATCTCCTTAAACATCCAGGTATCATCCTTATTCGTAACCGTGGCCCCTATCCATATATGCCTACCAAACTGCCGACCATCTATCCTTTCAGGATTCTTGGTAAGCAACTGAAAGGTTAAATGAGGATACTTCTCCAACTCGGAAAGAACGGTCTCGCGCCATTCTTCTTTCGTCCATGTCGCAAAAAGGTCTGATACCGAGCATATAAAGATTTTTGAGCCTGGCTTCGCCTTCTTTAGGTCTTTAAGCCGTTCGGGATAGTAGGTTGGTTCAAAACTCTTCCCAAACCGCTTAAACATCCTATTGGCATAGCAATACCAACAACCATGAGCACATCCGGTTACTGGGTTAAGAGTAAAGTCTGTCCACTCAATTCTGGTCTTGTTAAGTGCCATGTTTCTCCTTTATCAAAAGAAACCATGCGGTTACCATGCTTATCTCGGTATTCCCACATAGTAACTTTCCTTTTTTTAATCTTACATTGAGCGGCTTGGTTCATAAGGTTTCTTATTCTCTTCCGGCTTCTCCACAACGAGAACTTCCGTGGTTAAAGCTAATCCTGCCAGACTTGTAGCGTTCTGTAAGGTATACCGCACAACCTTGACAGGGTCTATAACCCCGAGCTTAATCATGTCGCCATACTTCAACCGCAGCACATCAAGACCGTAGTTAGCGTTCTTCTTGTTCTTGATAACCGACAGAACGTCCGAGCCATCCAGACCGGCGTTTCCTACAATCGTGCGTAGGGGCACACTAAGGACTTCCTCTATAATCTCAAAGCCGACTGCCTCCTCATGGATTAGCTTGGCCGGGGCTTGAATCTTCTGACCACATCGGAATAGGGCTACCCCACCCCCCGGCACTATACCTTCCTCTATGGCAGCGCGAGTGGCATGGAGGGCGTCCTCAACCCTCATCTTCTTCTCACGCATTTCGGTCTCTGTAGCGGCGCCCACCTTAAGGACTGCTACACCGGCCGTCAGCTTGGCAAGACGTTCCTGGAGCTTCTCCTTATCATAGTCGCTTTCCGAAAGGTTAATCTCGTTCTTAATCTCGCCTATCCGCGCGTCTATGTTCGCCTTGTCGCCATTACCTTGAATAAAGACCGTGCTTTCCTTCCCGGACTCAAATGTACCGCAAGTCCCCAAATCTTCAAGACCTATCTCCTTAATATCCTGACCGAGTTCATCTGAAACTACCTTCGTCCCGAGGTATATCGCTATATCCTCAAGCATGTCCTTACGGCGATCCCCATAGCCCGGAGCCTTCACAACCGCTATGCTCTGACCACCCTTCACGCGGTTAAGGATAAGAGTACTAAGAGCACCCCCCGTTACCTCATTGGCTATAATGACAAACGGCCGGGCTGCCTTAATGGTCTTCTCAAATATAGGTACTACGTCTTCCGCGTTACGCAAGTCCTTCGTAGTAACCAAGACAAGCGGTTTCTTATAAATAGCCTGTAACCGCTGGCCGTTCGTTATGAAGTAAGGACTTACCAGGCCCTCTGATAGCGTCATGCCCTCTACCACATCAAGATAGGTCTCTGAAGAGGCACTATCCTCAAGGGTAATAACCCCGTCCTCACCTACCTTGTCTATGGCCTTGGTTATAAGCTCACCGATGGCCTTCTCGTTATTGGCTGCTATCGTAGCAGTATTCATAATACCCTTCCGATTACCCGAGATCTTGTCTGCCATGACCGTAAGGCAGTTTACTACCTCTTCTACGGCTATATCCATACCACGTTTAAGCATGATAGGATTAATACCGGCCGATAAAGCCTTCAACCCGGCCGTATAGATGGCCTGAGCCAGCACTACTGCGGTCGTGGTCCCGTCTCCGCACGTCTCTACGGTCTTCCCTGCGACTTCCTTACCCATATTAGCCCCGATATTCTCAAAGGGGTCTTCAAGTACTATCTGCCGCGCTACCGTAACACCGTCCTTCGTAACTGTAGGCGGTAGAAACTTGTTCTCAAAGACTACATTACGACCTTTCGGCCCCAAGGTAACCTTTACCGCGTCTGCCAGCGTATCAAGTCCTCTCTTGATAGCGGCACGTGCTTCCTCGCGATACAATAAGAGCTTCGAACCTTGCATAATACTCCTCCTTGTTTAACTACGGTTAACTTTACAACTCGGACACTTCTTTAGTCTCATGTATCACCTCTCAAATTAGAGTGAGCAGGAAGGGTGTCGAACCCCCTTTATCCACAATCGCAGTATCATAAATGTTATCACGTGATTCACTTATGACCTTCGCTACCTGCCCATGTTATCAAAGAGTGAGCAACCCCGGCAGTAGGTAACTGCTGATGGCGTTATCGTTTTATCGCCACAGGTATACCTTAATAAGTGGCAGATAACACTCAGGAGTGGTCTCTGTATAACCCCAGGCCATCCCTTCCCTTTGTTCATCCTGGACACCTCTGTCCATGGGATTGCTCACCGTTATTTTATCCACATACCTACGCCCATAAATACTGCTGCGCCATAGACCCCAACTACCCAATATTGCCACGTTGCCACACAATTTTTAATGCCTAAAGAACCAAATACTATA